TTGCATAAATAAAAGAAAAAATGATATTTTCATACCATTTTTTACCCATTTCTATGTTAGAAGAACCTAAAAATGCAGTATTTACAAAAGGGTATTCAACAGGAGCAACCAAAAGAAGTATCAGAGGTGAAACACGTGATAGCGGATTCACATATGCAGAAGGACCATCAACACATTATGCACCTTATGTTGAATTTGGAACACGTTTTATGGACGCACAACCTTTTGTTAGGCCTGCGTTTAAACAACAAGTACCAATATTCAAGTCAGATATGAAAAAGCTAGTTAAGTAGGTGATGATATGGATTCACAACAAGAGTTATTCATTGCACTAAAAGTGCAATTAGAAAAAGCGTTAAAAAGTAAAGGTGTTAATGTATATGACACGTTTCTTCCAAGTGAAGGGACACCATATCCATATGTATACATTGGTTCAAGTCAATTGGTAGACGATTACGGAAATAAAACAATGATTTTAGGCAATATTACGCAAGTTGTGGATGTTTGGCACAACAATCCTAGGAAGCGTGGAGAATTGTCTGAAATTATGCAAACCATTAAGAAAGTGGCTAGACAAATTAACCACACAAACAACTTTGCTTTTATGATCCAAAATATCAACCAACGGATATTGTCGGATTCAAGTACAGGAGCACCATTGATGCATGGTGTTCTAGAGTTGGATTTTAGAATTACAGGAGGAATAAAATAATGAAATTTGATTTACAAATGTTCGCAGAAGCAATGAAAGAATCAGTTGCAGGTAAACAGTTGATCTATCTTTTCAGAGTTGCAGAGGATGCAAAAAAAGAAGATGCTAGTGCAATTGCATTCCCAACAGAAAACGAACGAAATGTAACAAAAGATGCAGATACAACTGCTACAAAAGATGGAACCATTCGTACACCATCAGTGGCAGAAATTGAAATCACATCAACATCTGTTTTGGCTAAAGGTGATGCGATTATCGACAAATTAGAGAAAGCTATGTTGGCAGATAAGTTAGTCGAATGTTGGGAAGTAAACCTAGCAGAAGAAGGAACTGAAACAAATGTCGGCAAGTTTAAATCTAAATACTACCAAGGATATTTGACTGAATGCTCAATTTCATCAGAAGCAGAAGGAGTTGTTGAAGTTGATTTAACATTCGGAGCAAATGGAAATGGTGCAGATGGATATGCAACAGTCACAAAAGAGCAACAGGAAGTAGCATCTTACGTTTATAAGGATGTAACTAAGGAAGCGTAATAAACGCATGAGGGGCAGAGATTGCCCCTTTTATATTTGTATTTAGAAAGTGAGGACTTTAAATGAGTAAAAACATGGAAATTGAAGTAAATGGTGAAACATATCAACTAGTAGCAGGGTTTGGATTTTTACATGAAGTCAATAAAAGAGTGACTGTAGATGTACCAAACACTAAAAACAAAAAAGAAGTAGGTTTGAAGTTTATGGTCGCAAGCATCATGGATGGAGATATTGATGCATTAGTTGATTGTATCTTCTGTATGAATATTGGACAAACACCACGTTTAAAGAAAGCAGACATTGAAAGATATTTAGAAGATGTTGAAGATATTGACAAAGTTTTTGATGACGTAATCAATTTTTTATCTCAAGCGAATGCGTGCAAGAAAGAAGTGAAATCACTGATGACGAGCATGCAGGAAGAAGAGAAAAAAGAGAAGAAATAGACGAAACATTTGATGAAATGTATGAACGTGTCGCTTTGACTTGTTTTAGATATCTAGACTTCAAAAGTTTGGATCAGGTAAATAATCTTACCCCTTATGAATATCGTCTTTTAATGAAGTCCAAAGAGCTACAAATGGTAGATGATCAGTATTATCTGCATTTGCAAGCGTACCTAAATATGACTGCACAAGCTAAAAAGCAAGTGGGCAAGAAACAGAAAATGGTATACACGAAATTTAGCAAGTTCTTTGACTATCAGAAAGAGTTGGATCGTGTCATGGGGATAAAGAAACAAAGCAAGTTTGATAAGTTGGCAGAGTTCATAAATAAAAAGGAGGGATAACAATGGCAGAAAGTTTTAGTGTTGAAGCCATACTAACGGCAACCGATAAGAATATGACCTCAACCATGAACAAAGCTATAGGAGCGTGTCAGTCGTTTGGTGATAGAGTTAAATCTATCGTTGCAGGTGTTGGTATAACTAAAGCTATTGGTGCAACGATGAACGTTCTTAGCTCATCCTTTGATGGTGCTATTAATAGATTTGATACCATGCAATCCTATCCAAAAGTTATGAAGTCTTTGGGATTTTCAATTGAACAATCTCAAAAGAGTGTTGCAAAGTTAAATCAGTCAGTACAAGGCTTACCAACAAACTTGGCAGATGTTGTAACAACATCTAAGTCGTTGGCTGCCGTTACAAGTAATATTGATAAGGCAACTGATACTACAATTGCATTAAATCATGCGTTTTTAGCAAGTGGATCTAGTTCCGAAGATGCATCACGTGGCTTACAACAGTATTCACAGATGCTCGCTAAAGGGTCAGTAGATATGCAATCATGGAGAACCTTACAAGAAACAATGGCACCTGCATTGACTAAAGTATCTAAGAAACTAGGTATTGCAAGTGGAGATGCAAACGAATTATATGAGGCCTTAAAGAATGGAACGATTACATTCGACCAATTCAATGATGCAATGATTGAATGTGATACAGAAACTGGTGGATTCGCAGAAACTGCATTAGAAGCTTCCAAAGGAATCAAAACATCTATGACTAACATCAAGAGTGCAGTACAAAACTTAGAACAAGGGTTCTTGTCTGCAATGAATAACATGTTGAAGTCAAAAGCCATGGGTGGATTAGTTGATAATCTAGAAAAGATTAAATCTAAAATCTATGAGTTTAGAAATTCAATCATGGAAACCAAAGATGATGGATTAACATGGGATTTCAAGCCAGGAGTTATGGAAAATGTATCAAAAGCTATGGATTGGCTTGCAGATAGAGCAAACAATGCTAAAGCTATGGTCCAACAATTCTATGATGGATTTATGAAGACAGATGCAGTACAAAACGCAATTACATTGTTCGACAAAGTCAAAGATGCTATTGGAAATGTAATGGATAAGTTGCAAGACAGTAAAGTCTTTGAGCAGTTAGGAGAAGATATTGGAAATATCATTGCAAAAGTAGAAGATGTAACTGGCAAAATTGCAGATTTCATAGCAAATCTTAAAACGGAAGATGTTAAGAGATTTGCAAGTGCAGTCAAATTATTGGCAGGAGCATTTGTTGCAATCAAAGTCGGTAGCAAAGTATCTACTATGATTAGTGGTGTCGTTGGCACGGCTAAAGGTGGATATTCAAAGTTAAAATCAATTATTGACAAAATCAGAGGATTAGGAGAAAAACCAACTCAAGAAATACCTGGACAATTACCACAAAATGGTACTCCAAGTGACGGTATTGGTGATGCAACAATGCGAACTGCTCAGAAAACATCTAAAGCTGCACAGATTATTAATTCTGCATTTGAAGGGATTTCAAATGTTATTTCTTCAGTATGTGAAGGTGTAAAGGGAATCATCACAGGTCTAGGAGAAGCCATCAGCACTGCATTTCAAGGTATCGGACAAGGCATTAAATCGGCTTTAGAAGGAGTCGGTACAGTTATTGAATCGTTTGGTACTGCAATCAGTACGGTAGCACAAGGTATTGGACAAGGTTTAGCAACTGCATTTACAGGATTAGGAACTGCAATTGCAATGGTGCCACCTACTACATGGCTTGCGTTGGCAGCAGCTATTCTTGCGACTGGTGCTGCAATGGCATTGGTTGGATCACAAGGTGAAGGCTTGCAAATGGTTCTTCAGGGTGTTGCAGATGTTGTTTCTGCGTTTGGACCTGTTATCAAAGAAGTGTTTGAAGGTATCAGTGGTGTAATTACATCATTTGGTGAAACAGTAAGTGGAATCTTAAACTCAGTATCAGGAGTGATTAAATCTATTGGACAATCTGCTTTGAATGCTGGTAAAGGATTTAAAGAATTAGCTAAAGGTATTCAGATTATTACTGGTTTAAATTTGTTTGATATGGGAGCTAGCTTAGCTGCAGTTGCAACAGGTATAGGAGCTATATCTGCAGCTTCTGTAGGCATAGGAAGCGCTGGTACTCAGATGATGGCTCTTGTAACTGCTATAAGTATGGTAGGTACTACATTTGCCAGTACATCGGCTACAGTGACAAACTCATGCAATAACATTATCAGTGCAATGTCTGCAGCAGAAGCTAGGGCTTCGAGTTCAGGAACTGCAATGGGTACTAAGTTTACATCAGGACTAAAAGGTAGTTTATCAAGAAGTGTGTCAATAGCACGATCTTCATGCAATAACATAATCAGTGCATTCAATGCGTGTCAGTCAAAAGCACAATATTGTGGTCAGATGATTGGTCAAGGATTGGCAAATGGTTTAAGAGCTAGTGAAGGTGCTGTTAGAGCAGCGGCCGCTAGTTTAGCAGCTGCTGCGGATGCCGCAATTCAAGCTAAAGCGAAAATCGGTTCTCCGTCTAAAGTTACTAAGAAAGATGGTATGTGGACTGGAAAAGGCTATGTTCTAGGTCTTGAATCCATGTATTCTGACGTAAAAAGAGCTGCAGAGAAGTTATTATACCTTCCACTAATGAGCACTCCTAAAATGGCTTTTGGAGGTGTTGTGAGTGATATGAATGCAGAATACGATTACACTAGCAACGCTCAATTAACGGTTGAAACACCACTTTACATTAATGATCGTGAATTTGCACGTGCAACATATAGAGCAAATCAGAATGAGATTAACAGAAACTCAAAGCTTAACGAGAGATTGCGAGGTAACAGATAATGTATGCATTCGTAAATACAGTAAATAGTGGCATCGTCGGTACTAATCTACCGACAGAAGCCATGTCATATAATGGCGTATATTTAGAAAATGAAATAGATGGATATCGTACACTTTCTGTAACAGGACGTGAGTTGATGGAATCAGAAGTAAAACATACTGAAATTGATGGAATGGATGGTTCTTATTACAGATATAAAACAACTCCTGCAAGAACGATTACTGTTAAATATCAGTTGAGAGCTAGAGGAAGCAGAGAATTTCGAGACGCGTATAACAAGATGAATAAATTGTTGAGTGGCGAACAAGTAAAAGTCATTTTTAATGATGAAAGCGACAAGTATTTCATTGGAACTAAGACATCTAACACACAAGTTGATGGCGGAAGTAATAACGTGATCGGTGAAATCGAAATCTATTGCTCAGACCCATGCAAATATTCAACCACAGAAAAAGAATTTACTGATACTGATGGAGTGTTAAACATTGTCAATGAAGGAACTGTACCTGTAAGTATTGATTATGAGGTTCAGACAACATCTGAAACCGGATATATTGGTATCGTATCAACTGAAGGTGTCATGCAGTATGGCAAAATTGAAGAATTAGATGGCGAAACATATCAGAACAGTGAATGTTTAGCTACAATCGATAGTTTTTATAATTGCGCAGATGATAAAAGTGGAACAGATATAATGCATCCACAGTACGGCGCTAATGGAACTTGTGCTAAAAAAAGTTGGTTTGGTCAAAACTTTCTAGGCTTTGGAACAGTCGGAACAAAAAAGGGGGATGCTAGTGGTGGATTAAGAACGCTAGTAATACCTGCAGATTCAAATGGAGATTCAAGTGGTGCACAGAACTTCTATTGTTATTTTCATTTGTTGTTTTATGCAGGACTTATGGGTCAGACTGGTGAAATGTGCATCAACTTCTTGACTGCAGATAACAAATTGATTTGTGGATGTAACTTTTATAAAACAGATACAGTCGGAAATACAGGTCACTATGAAATATGGGCGAATGGCAAGATGTTGAGAAATTGGAACTATACTACTTCTCATTTACAATCTCAAAATCCATGGTATTGGAATTGGGGACATTGCGATATCTTGAAAGAAGGCGGAAATATCCGCTTCTTCTATTACGGAGGATATTACAATTATTACATTCCAGAGATTTCAAATATGAAGTGTGCCAAGATTCAAGTTGCTTTCAAACAATGGGGTAATCGAGGTGGAAATCAATTGATGTCTATGATGGGATTTGATGTAATCAATTATTTCAAAAATAATGTATCAAAATGGAGAAACATCCCCAACAGATATCCTAATGGTACAAAAATCACGATTGATGGCAAGTCATCTCATGTTTATGTGAATGGTATGGCTAGACCTCAAGATGAGGTGCTAGGAACTAAGTATTTTAAAGCACCAGTAGGAACTACAGAGATAAAGACTACGTGCTCAAGTTGGTCAAAATCGAAGCCGATAGTGAAAGCTAGAATAAGGGAGGCATGGTTATAATGGAAAATACAAGAATCGCAGTATTAACTCCTTATGACAAAGTTCTAACGTTTCTAGACAACACAGTAACTAGTTGTATGCATTATTTTGATGAAACATTGCATACATACTTGAAAGGCTCAGCATATACATTTGAATTCACTACATTGACTGCACATGATGATGCAGCCTTTTTAGTTGAGGGCAATAAATTAAGCTTTACTAGAAAGAACAAAGGCTATTATTTAACGATTATGAATGTTGAAAAAGGTGGTGACACAACAAATGTTACCGCCTACGGCCTTTGCCTTGAATTAACGAATGAATATGTAGATGCATATAAAGCGCCTAGAGCGATGTCATTTGCAGAATATGTTAATGCGTATGGATTTGAACAATCGTTCGTAATTGGCAAGAATGAAGTATCAGACAAACGTATCACACATGAGTGGACTGGAAGTGATACTGTACTAGCTCGATTGTATTCAATCGCAAATGTATTTGATGCAGAATTAGAGTTCGTAACTCAATTGAATGACGATTATTCTTTGAAGAACTTTGTGTTGAATATTTACAGAGCTCATTCAGATTCCGTTCAAGGAATGGGAAGTGATAAGCGTAGCACGATCTTAAGATATCCTAATGATGTTTACGGAATCACTAAAACAAGTGATATTACAGAGTTGTATACAGGTATCAGACCTACGGGTAATAATGGGTTACAACTTAACTCGATTAGTGGCCGTGTTGTAAAAGATTCAAATGGAAATATTTTGTATAAAGTTCAAGGTAACAATATACTTGCACCTCAATCTAGAGATAGATTTCCTAGTACGTTATTAACAAATCATTCAAACGATATGTATGCAGTGCTAGTGTGGTCTTATGAAACTGAAAACGTTGAGACATTATACGGTCAAGCATTGGCTCAGTTGAAAAAGAATTGTGTTCCTAAAGTTACGTATGATGTAGATGCATATATTGATGCAGATATCGGTGATACGTTTACTATCGAAGATGCAGAATATAGTCCTACATTGTATTTAGAAGCACGAATAACGGAACAAGAGATTTGTTTCACGGATTCCGAGAAGTGCAAGACTATTTTTGACAACTTTGAAGAAAAGCAATCACAGATTAGTTCAGCTCTGATCAGCGAAATGAACAAGATGATTGAATTGAAAAAAGTTTATGAAGGTTCAATCGTATCTTCAAATGGAGTTCTTTTTAAGACAGATTCAGATTCAACCAAATTAACTGCATTGGTAAAGGATGATGGTGTTGATATTACATCTAAGTATTCAATTATTTGGTACAAAGACGATGTGCAAATATCAACAAATCAAACTATCACAATTAGTGCATCAGACGTATCAGAAAAGGCCGTATATCGATTTAAAGCTTTGAGTGGTGAAATACTTAAAGCAAGTGCAGAAGTCACTGTAATGCGATTGCAAGATGGTCAGAATGGAACGAGTGCATATGTGCATATTGCCTATGCCAACAGTTCAGATGGGCAAGTTGATTTTAGTTTGACGGATTCAAATCGTAAATTTATTGGTCAGTATTCTGACTCAAAGCAATATGGTTCTTATGACCCAACCAAATACAGATGGTCGGCAATTAAAGGGGAAGATGGTCAGTCATTTGTGAGCGCCGAGGAACAGTTCTATTATTCTACATCTCAAACTGAATTAATCGGTGGTGAGTGGTTTGTTGGAAATGTGGTTTATCAATCAGATAAGTTCTTATGGAAACGTTGGAAATGTACGTATGCCAATCCAAGTGAAATCAAGTACACGAAAGCTATTTTTGACAACACTTGGAATGAAATTGATGCGAAAATCGGTGAGATTCACACTCAAGTGTCTCAAGCAAATGTGCAATCAAAAGAAGCAGTTGAAAAAGCAACACAAGCTCAGATAGATGCAAGTAAAGCAAATGAATTGGCAAATACCGCTAACACTCAATCAAGCGAGGCTAAGCAACTAGCACAAGATGCGAATACTAGCACTGGTAAAGCACAAGAACAGATTGATGCGATTAAAGGAGATATCAATGATTCAAAGCAACAGATTCAAGATGCAGTGGATAAAGCCAACGCAAACGCAAGTGAAATCGATACAGTAAAAGAAACATACGCTACAAAAGTTGATTTAACTACTGAATCAAAATCTATTCATGCAGATGTTACAACAGAAATTGAAAAGAAAGTTGGTGAATTGTCGACTACTGTATCAGAAACTTATGCTTCTAAGAGTGATTTAACAAGCATTGAAGGTAGTTTAAATACCAAGATTAAACAAAATGCCGATTCAATCACGACTCAAGCAAGCTCGATTGAAAAGCTGCAGTCTGATACAACTCAAGCTAAGAAAGATATTACTGATGCGACTAAAAAAGCAACGGATGCTCAAACTCAAGCGGATAAAGCTTTAGGTAATGCTCAGAGTGCTCAAACTTTAGCAGACCAAGCTAAAAAAAAGGCAGACAGTGCACAATCAAATTTAGATAGCGCTAATAAAGAGTTGGCAGATGCAAAAGCTAATCTAGAAGCAGTGACTGGTAGAGTTGATGCGACTGAGAGCGAAATCACAAAAGCTCAAACACGTTTAACAAACGCAGAATCTGCAGTACAGAAAGCTCAGTCTGATGCAACTAAGGCTCAAGGTAACGCAACTACGGCAATCAATAATGCAAAGGCAGCTCAAGGAGTGGCGGATAATGCAAAGCAGAAAGCAGAACAAGCTCAAAAGGATTTGAACGCATTGACTAATCGAGTTACTACTGCAGAAACAACTATTAAGCAGAATAGTGATTCTATCAAATTACAAGCAACTCAAATTACTGATACAGGCAAAAAGATTGATGATCTAAAAATTGGTGGAAGAAATTTACTATTACAATCCGGTCATTGGCAAAGCAAACCAACTTGGTGGCGTGATAATGGCGGTGGATTAGAATTAGATACTGCAGTTAAATATAATGGATACAACACGATAAAAACAGTTGCCGGGAACGGTATTGTAGGGAATAATGGTAATTTTTTAGAAGTTGATATGAAAAAAACATATACATATTCTGCGTTGGTTAAAGTAGTTGAATCTGATTTTACTGAAGGGAATGTATTCTATCCTTTGCATTTTCAAAGCAGCGATACTGCCGATGGTAAAACTTTTAGTTCTGATGTAACTTCTATATCTTATAGTCAAAACGCAAAAAAGGGTGAATGGACTTTAATATATACAACATTTATACCTAAGCATAAATATATCAGACCATTTGTATGGTTTGGAAGTAAAGATAGGACTTTTAATATTGCCTATCTAAAGCTTGAAGAAGGAAATAAGCCAACCGATTGGACTCCAGCTCCTGAAGATGTAGATGAAGCAATAAATACAGAACGTACTGAGCGACAGTCCGCAATTGAGACTAAGGCAAATGAAATTACTTCAAAGGTTAGTGAAACTTACGTATCAAATTCGGCTTTGAATCATTATAAAGAAGAAGTATCTACTCAGTTTAGCCAAACTAAGAGCGATTTTACGTGGTCAATTAATCGAAGCGTGACCGATGCTAAAAATGAAATGAATGGTCAAATCAGCAGTGTGAATGGTAGATTGGATGGTTTAAAACAAACTGCAGATAACGTAAATAGTTATATGTCTTTTGATAACGATGCATTGACTTTAGGTAAATCAGACAGTGCATTTAAAACTAAGATTACAAACCAAGAATGGTCGATTCAAAAGAATGGTGCAAAGGTAACATATATAAACGATCAAACAATGTACATTACAGATGGACAATTTACGCAGTCTTTAAAAGTTGGTGCATTTGGATTCGTTCCAAGAGCTAATGGCTCTTTAGATTTCAAGAAAGTAGGGTGATTGAATGGCAGAATTTAGTGGAAGTATACAAATCACAAGTGGTGAATGGGGAAAATATTCCATCATATTAAGATGCTCGGAAGATTCTTACTCAATAGAAAATAACACTTCTCGTGTATATTGGTGGGTTGGTATCCGTTCAAATACTCAATATCACAATCACCAAGGATTGAGCGAACACTATAAAGTGGTAGTGAATGGTTCAACAGTACACGATGCTAACCATACAGTTTCGTGTGGTAGTGGCAAAACTGTTGGAATCGCAGATGGATATACAACAGTATCGCACAATGCAGATGGTTCTAAATCAATCAGTGCTAGTGCATCATTTAGTTGTGGCAATACAAGTTATTACGCACCTCGAACTGGTTCTTGCAGTGGTACAGTTAAATTGACAACTATTCCAAGAGCATCAAGCATATCTATTGATAGCCCTAGTATTGAATGTGGTAACACTATTAATATTAATGGTTCGAGTGCTTCAAAGAACTTTACGCATAAAATCTATGCAACATGGAATGGTAAAACAAGTGAATTAACAACGATAAGTGGGACATTAACACCCACTTTTTCTTATACGATTCCTACCGCATGGGAAAAGGATTTGCCTAACTCGACAAGTGGAATTGTTACTTTTACATTAGAGACATTCAGTGGTTCAACATCGGTCGGTTCTAAGTCGGTAAATGCGACTATCAAAGTCAGAAGCAGTGTTGTTCCTTCGATTGACAGTATCAAAGTAACAGATGCAAACTCAGTATGTGCAGGCATTGGTCAAATAGTTCAGTCACAGTCTAGACTGAAGTTTGCAATAACTTACAGTGGTGCGCAAGGTTCAACTGTTACATCTGTATCAACCAAATTTGAAGGACAAACATACAATGGTAGTTCATTTACAACTGGTATTGTACGAGGCAGTGGTAGCATTACCTATACAACAACGATCTATGATTCACGTGGTAGAAGTTCACAAATTAGTGGCAAAGTAACTGTATCTGCATATAGTTCACCTAGCTTAACGAATGTGACTGCAAGACGTGCTAACTCAAGTTATACAGTTGATGAAGCAAGTGGAACGTATGCGTTATTGCACTTCAAAGTAGGATTTACTAGTTTAACTGGTAAGAATGTGACGTCATTCTATATCCAATATCGAGCTAGTGGAGCTAGTTCATGGACGAAAATAAATTCATGGGATAACAACTATACTCTTGAGCAAGACTACAAAGCAGGTAATTTATTTACATCCGCAACAAATTCTTATGAAGTGGCATTCGGTGTTAAGGATAAGTTCATGAATGACTACTCATGGCAAATCTTTACTGTAGCACCTACTTACTCGTTAATTAACTTTGGTAAAGATGGAAGATCATTAACGTTCTTTGGTCAAGATGCTAATCAAAAAGATACGCTAACAGTATTAGGTGATATTGTAGCTCCTATTTTCTTGAACAAGATATTTCCAGTTGGTGCGGTATATATTACATATGACAACAACAATCCAGGCAACTTCTTAGGTGGTACATGGGAGCAGTTTGGACAAGGTCGAACTTTGGTCGGAGAAGGTACTGGAAACGATGGTAGTACAAGTATGTCCTTTACAACCGAATCTACGGGTGGAGAGTATAGGCACAAGTTATCAACAGATGAGATGCCTAGCCATAATCACAGAATACCAGACCAAGCTGATGACAATAGTTCTTTTAAAACATACGATTGGGGAGATCCTATGCTTCTAGGAACTAAAAGAGCAACTAAAAACAAAGGCTATTGGTGGTCTATAACCGAATATGTGGGAGGTAGTAAATCACACAATAACTTACAGCCTTATGTTGTCACTTATTTTTGGAGGCGTGTTAATTAATCCTCTTCCAAAGATATACGACAATATAAGGTTGTGTAATATCGAAAGACTTATTTCCACCATTTGATGTTATACGCCATCCATACTGCGTCGTAGAATCATCTCCTACAAATCTATTTTCTGAATAAGGTTTTATTCCATATTTATCTTTTGAAACAACTCCAATGGCATCTCCGTAAAGTCCATTGTTATCCCAAAGATAATGGTTCGTTGGAACAATGGCAGGCATCATGCCGATAATATAATTTGGAATGTTTTCTCTTGATAAACATTTCTTATAAAAACCGCCTGTTTGCTTGGCAGTATATGACATACCTTTATATTTAGCTTATGTATGTCTTTTACGGCCACTAATACATATGGAAAATACAAGCACCTACATAGTTCAGGTTCACTAGGAGTGCCAGCAACTTCTATTGCTGGTGGAGGAGGATTTGATTATATTGAAGTGAATACCGGACTAGGTGACTACAATACGAGTCATAGATTAAATGCTTCTATAAGTAAAACATCAGGCAAGCATACTGTAAGAATGCCTGTTGACGGAAACACTTATACTAGTAGCTCATTACAACCTTGCATATGTGTTTATTTTTGGAAAAGAATTAAATGATTCTCCGCCAAAAGAATACACATATCGATGGTTGTAATGTACTAGCATTTCCTAAATCACCGATAATACCAGCTCCATATTCTGTATCACTAGCTGTATAGGATTTGTTTTTTGCACCGCCCACAAACCAATCGGGCTTCCAATAGTGATTTGTGTATTTAGGTTTAATGGCTATACCAGTACTATCCAAAGCTGCACAATAAAGATAATTTACTTGTGCAATTAAATCTCCAACACTATGCGTATGTGTATACTTTCCGTAATGTTCGTTTGAAGTAAAGGACATACATTTACTTGTAATATTCACAAAGTAGCTCAACGCATTTTCTTTTCAATTCCATTTGTGGGTGGACATAAATATTCATGGTTATCGACACGTTTGAGTGACCAAGTAACTCACTCAGCGATTTGTAGTCACATCCGCATTCAATACATCTTGTAGCGAATGTGTGACGGAGTGCGTGGAATTTACGATGTGGAAGCTCAAGGTCTTTCAATATTCGGTTGTAGTAAAGCCTATATTTATTAGGCTCTATCGGTTTATCTCGATTTGTTAATACATAGTTATTTTCTTCGCCTTGAAGAAGTATTGCATAGTGCATTATCCAACTATTGAGTGGAATCATCCGAGTACTAGAGCGTGATTTAGGTGGAGTAATGTGTAATTGGCTACCATCTTCTTTGGTGTATGTTCGTATCATGGTTTTATCTATTTTTAACAATTTGGTTTGAGTGTTTATATCAGACCATTTCAAAGCGCATAGTTCACCTATGCGTATTCCAGTGTGGATGCATAAAAGGATTCCAAAGTTTTTACAGTTTATCTCAGATTGGAGGTGATTAATTAATGAAACTTGATGCTCTTTTTCAAAAATCTCTACCGCCGTAGGAGGATGGTAAGGTAACTGAACATCGACTTTGAACGGAAGTGTAAATTTAAGAATTTGGATAATGTCTTTGGCATATTTAAACGATATGCCACCTTTTCCATCTTTACGACCATTTTCAAGTTTTTGAAGAATCATTTCCTGAAGAATATCATTGTTCAGTTCCTCGATTTGATAACTGCCAAGTGATGGCAGTATGTGATTGTGGATCACATTACAATAATTTGTGTAAGTGCTGTATTTTAGATAGATTTTCTTTTCTTTTAACCAAGAATGTAATTTGTCAGAATATAGCATTTTTGTTTACCTCGCTTTTTTTATATTAATAGGAGGATTTTATATGACTAAGGTTCATGAAATCAATTTAAATACAAAGTTATGGAATTTCTTTACGGAACATGACTTTATTATTCTTGATTTGACAGATAAACAAATCAATGAACAAGATTACGTGTTATTCAAACAAGTGTCTTTAGATGAAGGAAAAGAAACTGATACAGGTTTGTTTAGAATGACACAAATTCGTAGCATCACAACTAACGATGGTTTCAAAGATGGTTATGTGATGTTAAACGTAACTAAATTATAGATATTGCGGAGTCTAGAAATAGGCTCTTTTTTAATAAGTCTAATAGGAGGATCAATATGAATTTAGATTTTACACAAGTTACAAATTATTTTGTTTTAGTTGTTTTGGTAGCGTGCTTAGTTGTCGGATATATTTTAAAAACATCATTTACAAGTTTCCCTAATAAATATATTCCAACAGTGCTTGCTTTAATTGGAATGACATTAAATCTAGCGGTATCAGGTCTTTCAATTGAAAGTGCCGTATATGGAGCGGTGATGGGATTGGCATCTACCGGACTGCATCAGGCATTTACACGTTTCATTGAAGGCAAACACGAAGATGAATAGGGTGTTGGATTGTGGAAGAAGTAATTAGATCAATCCAACTATTCTTAGTAATATGTGGTGGTGTTATCACAATCGGTGGTGCTTATAAGGTATTTCAAGATTGGCAAAAACCAAATAAAGATTTAAAAGCGATGGTTCTAAGACATGACGAATTGTTAAAACAAGACAACGATAGAATTAAAAATATCGAAAAGTTAGTCATTTCACAAGAAGGTTTAAGTAATAAGCTAAATGAACACACTCGCATTTTATCTGAACACGATAATCGTCTTGATGAAGATAAAGAAAGAAGTAATTTATTGCTTAAAGCAAATATTGCAATCTTGAATGGTCTGTTATCAGATGCAGATAAAGAAAAGCTAGTCGAAACTAGAAATGAAATTCAAGATTTTTTAGTAGAAAAAAATTAGGAGGAAAGAAATATAGAAGAAAAAGAAGTAAAATTTGAAGAATTATCAGAAGAAGCTCAAACAGAATTGAGTAATGGTAAAGAAGAAGGTGAAGAAGAATGTCATATTCAAGCTTAGCAAATAAATATATTCCTGCTAGTGCAGATAACTATATGCGTGGTCGTGGAGGATATAAGATTTGTAAAATCACACCTCATCACATGGCTTGCAAATGGACCGCAGAACGATGCGCTCAGTCATTCCAAGTAAGCGGAAGAATGGCTAGCGCAAACTATTGTATTGGTTCAGATGGTACTATCGTTGCAAATGTTGACGAAGAGAATCGTGCATGGACATCATCAAACTACTACAACGATTGCCAATCAATTACAATTGAAATTGCTAATGATAATACAGATACGTGGACAATCTCACCAAAAGCATGGAATGCATTAGTAAATCTATGCGTGGATGTATGTAAACGATATGGATTCAGATTGAATTATACTGGTGACTCAACGGGTAGTTTAACAGAGCATAGAATGTTCGCAGCTACATCTTGCCCAGGCCCTTATTTACATTCGAAAATGCCTCAATTAGCACAAGAAGTAAATGCTAGATTGGATGGTCAAACTGTAGCACCAAGTGCTCCAAGTACTCCAAACACTCCAAGTGATGAGAAGTATTCAGTCGGTATACCTATCTGCACAAATACATTAAGCGTTAACTGCTACGGAACTTCTAAAATTGTAAAAGGTGATTGGAGTGGTTCTATTGGCAGAGTCATTAAAGGTGCTAAATATCCGTATCGAGTAGACCGTAATGGTGTAGCGATTGGATGGACTAATGATGCTGGTATTGATACAGACCCTCACACACCAGTTGGAGCAACACAGTCTAGTGCAGAAGCTATCGACCAAATCTTGCATGAAGGTAGCTATGTTACATCTGTGCATATGAAGATTGGTAATCAAGGCTTGAAAAAGATTGGTGATGATTTATGTGCTTATCTTGCTCAATTAGGCGGTTGGTTTCCAATTCGTTTAGTCGACAAAGTACCTAATTCAGATGGATATAATGACAATGTATTGCATACCACAAATGCAGTAGTCTATGTATCTCGAATCAGAGTCGATGCAGTGAATGCTCAAAAGAATATTGTTAAAATTGGCGGTATTTGGGTTGACCCAACACCATTAACAGAAATTGCATAA